AATGATAGACAAGCAGGAGAAAAAATCAGAGGACTTAACTTAAAAGGTGCTTACTGTGATGAGGTTGTAACTTATCCTAAAGATTTTATGGATATGTTAAAAAGTCGTTTAAGAGAACCGAATGCTTGGTGTATCGCCACTTGTAATCCTGACCATCCGAAACACTGGTTCAATATTGAATATCGTCAAAATTCAGAACTTGAAAAAAATCTTTGGGATTTTGTTATTGATGATAATAAATTTTTGCCTAAAGAATTTGTTAAACAAATTAAAAAAGAATATACTGGAGTTTTATATCAAAGGTATATTTTAGGAAATTGGGTTAATGCTGAAGGTTGTATTTATAAATTAAATAATTATAATATAATTGATAATAATTCCATACCATTTGGTAAAATTGAATTTGTTTCAGTTGGAATTGATATCGGTGGAAATAAATCAAAAACAACTTTTGTTACAACAGCAATTGGTAAAAATTATAGTAATGTTATCGTCTTAAATTCTATAAAATTAGATGGAGAACAAACTACAGAAAGAATAATTGAAGAATTTAAAAATATTGTAAAAGAAAATAAAGAGAAATACGGAAATAAATTTAAATTTGTTTTTGTAGATTCGGAAGCACAAGTTTTTATAAATTCATTTCGTAAATTAAATCTTAATGTATCAATTTTAAATTCTAAAAAAAATAGAATTTTAGATAGAATACATAAAACAAATCAAATGATTGGTAATGGGAAATTAAAGATTGCTGAAAGTTGTAAAACATTATTAGAGGCACTTGAAAATGCAACTTGGAATGAAAAAGCAAAAGTTGATGAAAGATTAGACGATGGCACAAGTGATATAGATACTTTAGATGCTTTTGAGTATTCTTGGGAAAATTGGATTAAATTATTATAAAAGGAGGTGGAAAATGAAAGAAATAATTGAGTTATTAGAAAAAAATGAATTAATAAAATTTAATTTTATTAATAATTTTAATTGGTGTGATGAATATTATGATAATTTGGAATTGTGGCAAGAATTTTATAAAGGAAATGTTGAGGGGTTCCATAATTATCATTATACAAATAATTTAGGCAAAATTTGCAAATGTAAAAGAATAACTCTAGGAATGGCAAAAACTGTTTGCGAGGAATGGGCATCATTATTAAATTATCCGTATATTGGAACTGATAATGATGAAATAAATCAATATTTGGAAAAAGTATTTCAAGAAAATAATTTCAAGAGTACTTTTGCTAATTTTATTGAAAAAACATTTGCTTTCGGCAATGGAATTCTAATTGTTAATAATGATGAAATAAGAAAAATTCCCAAAATAGAAGAAAGGTATATTTGGAACACTATACCACTTGAAGTTTATAATGGACAAATTAAATCAATTTTAATTTTAGGAGACCAAATACAAATATCTGAAAATTTATTTTCAAGAGAGTGTTTAATAATTGGCGAAAGTATTTATGAAAAAAATAATGCACAATTTACTGGCACAAAATATATAAATTTTACTATTAATTCACAACAAAAAAAGGTTGATAATAATTCACGAATTATTATTTCAAATGAAAATATAACTAATAATAATTTTTCTAATTTAAAATATTTCCATTTTTTCAAACCTGCTTTGACTAATAATTTATTCTTATCTGACAATTTAGGAATTTCTGTTTTTGGTAATTCAATTAACATTTTAAAACAATTAGATATTGCTTACGATTCTTTGCAAAATGATTTTTCAAAAGGCAAGATGAAGATGATGATATCAAATGAAATAATGAAAAAAGACGAAGAGGGAAATGTTATATCAAATGCAATCGATGATGACCAAACATTATTTATTGCTGATTTATATGACAAGACAACTTCTGAGTTGCAAAAGTCAGATGGTAAATCTCCAATTTTAAATGATTTGATGAAAGAAATAAACATTCCAATTAGGGTGGATGTTCATATTCAAGGAATTCAATTCAATTTAGAATTGTTATCTCAAAAATGTGGTCTAGGAACTGGATATTTCAAATTCAATAATAGTGCTGGAGTGACTAAAACAGCAACAGAAGTTATTTCTCAAAAATCTGAATTGTTCAGAAATATGAAAAAACACGAATTTTTAATTAAACAATCATTGGCATCTTTGGTTGATGATATTATAAAAATTGGATTTCAAAATAATTCAATCAAAAAACAAGAATATGAAATAATGATTGAATTTGATGATAGTATTGCTAATGATGATAACACAATTCGTGAAGAAATGAGAAAAGATGTATCACTTGGAATTTTATCTAAAAAATATTATTTAATGCAACAATATAATTTGACGGATGAAGAAGTTGAAGAAATGTTAAAGCAAATTAATATTGAAAATAATGTTGATAATTTAGATGAAATAAAATTAGAAAACAATCAAGAGATTGATTAAATATGAATAAAAAAGAAAAAGCGATTATTGATATTTTTAATAAAATTGAAATCGAATTAATAAAAAATATTTCCTCTAAATTTAAAAATGATTATATATTTGATTTTGAAACTTTTACCAAAAAAGAATTATCACGGTGGGAACTTCAAAAATTAGCAGAATTAGGTAAATTAACAAAAGAAAATATTAAAATTATAAAACAAAATTCAAAAGAATTAAGTGGACTTTTAGAAGATTATTTAAAAGAAACCGCTCTACAATCGATAGAAGAAATTGAACCTGAATTTTTAAAAGGTGTTAAAAGAAATTTTTTAAAACCAACAAAGAAACCTATGATTTCAAATGCTGTGAAACAAATTGTTAAATATTATTCTAAACAAGCAAAAGATGAGTATAATTTAACAAATACAACTATGTTGAAATCCTCACAGCAAAAATACCGTGATATTATCAATAAAACTTCTTTTCAACTTGCAAGTGGAATTTATACTCCACAAGAAGCAGTAAAAAATACTATTAAAGAATTTGGGAAAGAAGGAATTACTGCTTTAACGGATAAGTCTGGGAGAAATTGGACACCTGAAGGTTATGTTAGAATGGTTAATAGAACAACCACTAATAATATAATCACGAAAGCACAGCAAGAAAGATGTAAAGATTATGGAGTTAATTTAATTGAAATTTCTTCTCACAGTGGAGCGAGACCTCTATGTGCTCCATATCAAGGCAAAATTTACAGCATAGATGGAAAAGATGGATTTGTTGAAGATTTTAATGGTAAAAAAATAAAATACGAAAGTTTTTCAACTACTTCATATGGACAACCTGCTGGATTATTTGGCATAAATTGTACTCATAGGCAATACCCCTTTATTGCTGGAATTTCAGAATTAAAAGAATATGATATTTCTAAATCTGAAAATGATGAGTTATATAAATTAACTCAAACTCAAAGAAAATATGAAAGAGATATTAGAAAAACTAAAAGAGAAATAGAGGCAGTTAATTCTGCTGGATTAGATATAAAAGATTTAAAACAAAAATTAAAGAACCAGCAGTCAAAAATTAAAAATTTCACAGAAAAAAATGACTTGGTCAGACAAAGAGACCGAGAACAAATTTATTAAACTTTACGAGATGGTAATCGGTTAAATTGCTAAAAAAATATACGACACCATCGGTTAAATGGAGAAAAGGAGATTAATTATGTCTGAAAATTTAAATAATGAAAATGCTAATGTTGAAAATGTAAAAACTTCTGAACAAAACGAAAACTTAACAATTAATAATGCTAATTCTGAAGATAGAATATCTAAAAATGATAACCCTCTAGAGGTTAAAAATGAGAAAAAAGCAAACATTGAAGAAGAGTTAATTACATTTACACCAAAAACACTTTCGAAAAGATTAGAAAGAGAGAAAAACAAAACAAAAGAAGAAGTTGCCTCTCAATTGAAAAAAGAATTTGAAGAAAAATTAAATCAAACTTTTGTGGAAATAGAGAAATTGAAAGAAGAAAATTCTACACTCAATGTAATAAAAGAAAATACTAAAATAATTCAAGAATTATACAAAAATCAAGTTGACCCTAATTTAGATGAAGATGAATTTGATTTTTTAATCAACAAAATCAAAAAGCAAAAAACAGATGATATTCAATATGCAGATATCATCAAAAATTTAAAAGAAAATAAATCAAAATACTTTAGCGATGGAGTAATTAAACATAATGTTGTTATTCCAAATTCAAACTCAATCACAATAAATAATGACCCATACCAAGAAGCACTTGAGAAACAAAAAGAATATAACAGGAGAATGGGTTACAATTAATTTAAAAGGAGAATTTAATATATGGCGAAATTAGAATTACAAGGTACACACGATATAGCACTTGGAGGTATTTGGGATGGTTATTATCCAATTATGCAAACAAGAATGCCTTTCTATAATTTACTGAATAAAGAATATTCACAAGATGTGAAGCAAAAAGGTATAATTTCAGTACCAAAAATTAAATTTAAAGACCCTCTAATCAGGGAATATAAAATTTTTGATGGTATACCTTTACAGCAATCTGAAAGTGAAATGGTTGAAGTAACCGCTGGTAAATTATTCGCCATTAATGAATTAATCGATAATTGCGAAGCATCATTAGTTCCATTTGATTTAAAACAAAGAATGTTGGTAAAAGCAATGGATGAAATGGGACATTTTATAGAAAATGCTGCGATAAAAGAATTTACTGCTGGAGGAGGTTCTGAAGGTACAGCATCTGCTTTGCCAAAACCTACTGAAACAACAGTTTATGATAATTTACTTCAAGAAGTTATTTTATTGGCAAAACAAGGTATTGCCCCAAGTGATATAAGAATAGTTATTTCAGGGGATACTGAAAGAATGTTGCTTTTAGACACTAGATATACTAATTCAGGTTCTGAGATGGGTTCTGGAATAGTTAGGACAGGCGAACCTGTAAGAAAAATAAATGGTGCTATTTGTACAACATCTTATTCGCTAGAAGTGAATTATGTAGTTTTTAATTCTAAGGCGGCAATTGGTGTTGAATATTGTAGTTTGCCTTTGCGAATAGTTGATATTCAAAATGAAAAACATATCGGTGCTTCTCGTATGATTGCTAAATTTAATCACGGTTTCGGATTGTTAAATAAAGAAATGTTCTTATATAATGATAAGTAGGGGGTAATTTGAATGGGTTACCAATTACGACATAAACAATCAGGTCAAATAATAAAATTTAAAAATAAATCTGTTTTTGAATATTGCAAAAAATCAGATTCATATGAAGAATGTATTGTTAAGACTGTTGAACGAAAATTAAAATTCGATGATGAAATTTTAATTGACTATGAAATTATAGAAGATAAAGAAAATAATGATATTAAAAAAAATGAAACTAAAAAATTTAAAAAAATAAAATTCGATAAAAAGTAGGTTTTATTTATGCCAAGAAAATGTTGCGATTTAACTGTAAAAACTAAATATACGGAAACGGAAACTGAAAAATCTTGTGAGAAAGAAGAATTTTTAGTAACTCCGAATGAATATTCAGATTTTTTTGATTTAGAAGAAGTACCTACAAATTTTAAAGAATTATTAGAAATTGCTATATTAAATCTAAATTCTGTAATTTTTAGTAAAAAAATTAATTTAAAATCAAAAGAATTGTATTGTTGGTTTTTATTAAAAAAAGCAATTATGTATCAAATTAATCATTTATACAGAAATCAAGATTTTTTTCAAATAGGACAAATTTTTGAAGATGAGACGGAAATAACAGATGTTAAAATTGGTGATTTTAGTTACAAAACTGGGACTGTAAATAAAATGGAAAAACTTGGAGTTAAACGAAATTTAATCGCTCCAATTGCAAAATCTTATTTATCTCAATGTGGTTTTAATTATAGAGGTATATGTTAGTTCGCCCTATTCCTCTGCAACTCTTAATTGATGATGTTGAATATTTTGAAAGAATTGACACTGAAAGAGAGAATATTTTCAAAGAACCTATTTTGATTAGAAATTGTAGGGTTGTATTTGGGCAACAAAGGAAAATTAATGATTTTGGCGAAGAAGATACAAATAATATTTTTGTTTATTTTTGCTTTATTCATTCAAAACCTTTCATAATCCCTAAAAACGGAGATAGAATAAAATATGAAAATGTGGAATATGTAATAAATTCTATTGATATTTACAAAAATTTAAATAGAAAAATACACCACATAAAGATTGGAGTAAATTAATGAACGAATTATTTGAATATTTAAAAAATGACTTAAAACAATTTTTAGGTTTTGATAAAATTTATATTTCGTTTATAAAAGATTTTAATCGAGAAGAATCTATCTCTGTTGTTTTTAAAAATGAAAATTCAGAATTTGAAAGCAATGGTTGTAGAATTACTAATGCCAATTTTACTGTTTATTTCAGATTTAAAGATGAGGCGGATGTATTAAAATACTGCTCAAATTTAAATAAATATATGAGAACAAATATTAAATTAAATGAAATAAATATTGGACATATACACACTAATAATTTAGTTTTTTTAGGCATAGATGCTGAACAGTATTTTAATTATTCTATTAGTTTAATGTGTGTTTATTCAAGTTATTAATATAATGTAAAAAGGAGGAAATGGATATGTCGACTATAGATTGTCCTAGTAGAAAATTAGATTTTGGTTATTCCCTAACAGTTGAAGTAAAAACTCAAAATGGTTCTTTTAACAAATTAAATTGGTTAAAAATAGATGAAAAATTAGAACCTAAAGTAGAGTCCTTCTATGAAAGTGAAGGCGAAGGTTTTGAAACAAATGTAAGAACAGGAACTGCATTAGAAATAGATTTGGAATGTCTTTTTGATATGGCATATACTTCTATAACTGATTTAGATAATATGAAATTAGATATAGGAGAAAAAGCACCGCTTACAATTAAAATCACAGATAATTTTGCTGGAAAGACTATTGAAGATTATTGTATTATTACTAAATGGTCTGCACCTCGAGAACCTAGTGTTACTAGAAAATTAACTTTTTCGCTAAAATATTGTGGTAAACCAAAAGGCATAAAAATTTTAAAAGCGATTTCTGATTTAAATACAATTAATGATGAAATAACAGAGGCAACCACAAACCAAGCACCAACAAATGAAACTACACCAGATACTGAATCGGTAATATAATTTTAAGGAGATGATTTTTTGTTAAGTTTTGATGTAAATGAATATATCTTTGAGGATGAAATTATTATTAAAAACAAAGATAGTCAAAAAAATTTTCAAATTCATTTGACCTATTATGATATTGATGACATTCAAAAAATAACTGAACAATTAAATTTTATTAAATCGGAAATAGAAAATAAAGGAGAAACAATAGATACTATTGAATTATTAAAAAATAATTTAATAAATCTACAAAATCAAATATATCAAATAATTTTTAAAAATGATTTAGAAGATATACGAAAAACAGCAAAAACTTCATCTCTTTTTAATAAAATTTTTGAAACTGTAATAATTAAAATTCTTAATGTTCAAAATTCTAAAAATTTAAGTAATTTTAAAAAAAAAAACTAAATTATTCATCTAAATTTGATGCCACTTTTGATATAAATGATGTTCAAAAAATATTAGCAAACGGAGTAATATATGATTTGGATTTGTCGTTTGTTAATATTTTTAATTTTTTAAAATTAACAAGAGAGGGTAAAATTAAAACAAATTTGGATTTTTTGAAATATTTTAATTTGGATTTTTTTATTTTTACAGATAAGATTAATGCAATTTATGAATATATTTTTAAAGAAAGATTTGTTGATGAAATAGAAATAAAACAAGAAGAAAATGTGCCTTTTGATATATTTGAAGATTTTGATTTACTTTTTGCTAATTTTAAAAAATATTTCAATATAGATTTAATAAAAGATAAAAATTTGAGTTGGTTTGAATTCAAATTTTATCTAGAAGATTTGTTATTAACCGAAAATTCTCTTACTAAAAGAATATTTTTTAGAGTTAATGATGAAAGTAACATTGATAAAATTGAGTTGAAAAATTTTTATCGTTCAATGAAAAAAAAATACAATATAAATCATAGAAAAAAACATAATTTATATGAATTATTAAAAATAAAAGAAACTAATAAAAAAATATTATCAAAGGCGATAGAGGATGCGGAATGGTCTTAAATTATAAATTTGAAATAAATGAAAGCAGAATTGATGAAAAAATAAAAAATAGATTAAATAAAATAAAACCGCTATTCACTCAAGAAATTTTAAAAGATATCAATACTTTTGCCCCTAAATTAACTGGCAATTTAATTGGTTCATCACTTTCATCATCTGACTTTAGAAAAGGAAGAATAATATATAATACTAAATATGCTAAATATGTTCACAGTTCCCCAAAAGTCAGAAGAATAAGTACAAGGATAAATAAAAATGCCAAGAAACAATGGGTTACATATGCTGAAAATGCTAAAAGATTAATTTGGAAGGAAAAACTAAAAAAATTATGGAAGATGATTTGATATGGCAAATGACGGCAAATTAATATTTGATGTTGATTTTGAAGTAGGTGATTTTAAAGATGCCTTAAGAAGCATACAAAAAGAAACACAAAAAACTTTAAATGAAACATCAAAAGAAACAGAAAAATTTCATAAAAAAACAAATGAACAAGTTGTGACAACTGCTAGAAAAACCACAACAGAAACTGAAAAGATTTATAAGAAAAATGAAGACCAAGCAAAAAAACATAATAAAAATTTAAATAAAGATTTTCAACAAGCACAAAAAGAATTAGTTAAATCTACTGCTACACATTTCGCTTCTATTGGAAGTTCTTTAGTTTCTGCTTTTTCTGTTAAAAATGCTGTAACATCTGCAATACAAATAGGAACTGCTTTTGAAAATGGTTTGGCGAAAGTATCTACAATGGTTGATACAAATACTGTTGATATGAAAAAATGGGGCAAAGAATTAGTTAATGTATCAAATCAAACTGGAATTGCCGTAGATGAGGTAACGGAGGCAACTTACCAAGCACTATCTGCAGGTGTAAAACAAAAAGATGTAAATAATTTATTATTATCTTCTAATAAGTTAGCGATTGCTGGTTATACAGATTTAACTACAGTTATTGATACAACAACTTCCATTTTAAATGCTTATAATTTGAGTGGTGAAGAAACCGAAAGAGTTCATAAGATATTATTGCAAACACAAAACAAAGGTAAAACAACTGTTGATGAATTGGGTGCTTCTCTTTCAAATGTTATTCCAACTGCTGTTCAAATGGGAGTTGATTTAGAAACTTTAGGTGCCAGTATGTCTACATTGACAGCAAGTGGTATTCCAACAAGTCAAGCAGTTACAAAATTAAATTCATTGTTTAATGAATTAGGTAAAGATGGAACGAAAGCAAGTAAAGCACTAATTGAAACATATGAAGGTACAGAACTTGCTGGAAAAGGTTTTGATGAATTATTAAAAATAAAACCATTAAATGTTATCTTAAGTGATTTGGGAAGATATTCTGAAAAAACAGGAAAAAAAATGGCAGATTTATTCGGTTCAGTAGAAGCATCTGGTGCTGCTGCTGTTTTAGGTACTACTGGTTTTGAAATGTTTACTGATGCTATGACTGCGATGGGCGAAGAAGCAGATGTCGTTAGTATAGCATATCAAAAAAATTTAACAACATCTCAAAAATGGAATATGATTACTAATGAATTAAAAAATACATCACTTCAACTTTTTGATGTTTTATTACCTTTTATTGCTGAATTAATAAAGGGTATACAAGGAATAATGAATTGGTTTGCAGGATTGAACCCCCATATGCAAGAGGCGATTATTATTTTTGGTTTAATCTCTGGAGTATTAATGACTATTATTCCACTTGTATTTTCACTAGGCACTGCTGGAGTTGTTGCCAGTACTTCTTTATTGCCTATTATTGGGATTATTGTATTGATAGGTGCTGTAATAGGTGTGGCAATCGTTGTTATAAGAAATATGGTAAAAGGTTTTGATGATGCTGATAGTAAATTTGGTGCTTTTGCAAGAGGTTCAATTAATTTAGCAATAGGTGCTGTAAATCTACTTATAGATGGTATAAACTTATTAGTAAAAGCGATTAACCTAATACCTGGAGTGAATGTTCCTTTAGTCCCTAAAATAAATTACAAGGCAGTGCCAAAATATTCATCTTCCCAAAGAGAAGAAATGTCTGCAAGACAAGAAACAATGTCTGCTATTGGTTTAGGGAATAGCCCTGGAATTAAATATGGAGCAGTACCTAAATTAGCAAAAGGTGGAACTGTTGCTGGTGGTTCTCTTTTTATTGCTGGTGAATCGGGAAGAGAAATTTTGATGACAGATAGAGGACAAACAACTGTTATACCTCTTAATTCTTCTTATGGTTCTACATCAAATGCAAACAATATTAATTTAACTTTTAATGTGAGTGGTGGGAATATTGATGAAAAAAAATTATCTGATATGGTTTTAAGCAAACTAGCAAGAAATTTGAGGTCTTAATATGAATTGCAAAGAATTTAAAACTAAATATGCTGAAATTATAATACAAAATAAAAAATGGAAATATGATTTAGAAAGTTTAGATATTTCTAAAAATATTGTTGGTGAAAGTCAAGCAAGTTTTACCTTAACATTTATTCAAAATGCTATACAACCTATTGATATTGGTACTCCTGTTAATATTTATATGGAAATAAATGGAGTGAGAGAATTAGTTTTTGGAGGTATTATTTCTAATTTAAGTTCTAATCCGATAAGAAATGGTTATAAAGCACAATTATTTTTGGATGTGGAATGTGAAGGTTTTGCGATTCTTCTTGAACGAAGAAATACTTATTTTTATGTAATAAATCCTATAACATATAAACAATGTGTTGAAAATTTAATTAGTTTAGCAAATGACGATGGTTTTTCGACAGGAATTATTGAAGGAGATGAGCAAATACCCAGTGATTTTGAATTTGAGGGGGGAACTTTTGCTGAATTTTTAGATAATCTCGCTGATTTAATTGGTTATATGTGGTATGTTGATTATGAACAAAAAGTTCATTTTGTGAAAGAATATCCTAAAAATAATCAAACATATGATTTTATAAATAAAGGTTCATATCAATTAAGTTTGAGTTCTAGGAATGCTAATAATTATTTTAATAAAGTTATAGTTCAAGCAGAAAATTTTCATATAGTGCTAGAAGACAGTGCCGAAATAAATAAAAGAAAGTCTTTATTTGGTTCAGGAGTTTACGGAAAAATTTTAAGAGAAAAAGAAATAAAAACTCCTGATGATGCTCGTATATTAGCACAAAATTTTTTAGAACAAAATAGTTTTAATAGACAGGAATTTGCAATTACCACAAACGAATTTATCAGATTAAATAATGAATTTATTATTAAATGGCAAGGATTTGATTATACCGTAATTGCTACTGAATTATCTATAAGACAAAGTGCTATTTTGCCATTTTTTGAATATAAATTAGAATATAAACCACCTCTACCTAAAAAATTAAAATATCACTATTGGAAAGAAGAAATAAAGGAAATCATAACAACTAATAGTCAAAATCAAAAGGAAGTTAAATCTGTTAAACCTAAATTTCAAAAAATTAAAACTAGAGATTTTGAATTGACGAAAGATGATAGCGAAGTAATGATAATAGTCGAGGCAAGTTACTCAACTAATAGAGACAGTAAAGGTGATATTGAAGTTTATTTGGATGGTAAATTTATTGGTTCTATAAGAACTGGTAGTGCTGGTGGAACTTTGACAAAAACAATTCAAGTTGATTTAAAAAAGGGGTCTCACACAGTTACAGCAAAAATCGAGAGTTTGAGCAGTGCTGATATTAGTGCTGGTTTTTTACCTAACAAGTTAACTGATTTTGAATATTCAGTATATTCTCCATTTTTAAAAACTACTACAAAAAGAAATGAAAGATTAAGACTAACTGAAAGATTAAATAGTAATTTTACTGATGGTACAAGTAAAATTTTGGAAATTGACGGCAATATTTACGAAGTATATTAGGAGGTAACAATATTGAATTATAAATTTAATTTGGATTTTATTACTAAACAATTTGCTGTTGATAATGAAATAAAATTGTATAAAAATACTAATCTTATAGATAAATTTTATTTCGAGGTTTTTAGTAATTTAAATCCAAGAAAATTAATTATGACTTTTAGAGGTTTTGATAAAGTTATTAATTTTAATATTTTTTTAAAAAATAATTTAAATGAAAATGGAATTGCCATTAAAGATATTTTTACTGGTGTTTTTACTGTCGATAAACGAATGACAAAAGAGGTATTTACAAGTTATTTAATTTTTGAAATTTTAGACGATATGAATAATTCTATCGGAACTTCAACAAGAATTCCTATTAAAATTGTAAATTCTATGATTACTGATGATTGCGGTGGACAAATTGGAATAATCGACCATAGAAATTTGCAAGGTCGAGAATATCCAGAGCAACATCCAGCAAACTCTATCGTTGGGGCAAAAGAGGAAACGGTTGAGGAAGATTTAATTAAATTATATGATAATTTAGAAGAAAATAAAGAAGAATTTTTAAATCAAATTGATATTCTTAATCAAAATTTAGAAAATGAAATTAATATTTTAAGTGATTCTATAAATTTAGTTGAAAAAGATTTAACAGAAGAAATTTTAAAAGTTGAAAAAGAAAGCAAAGAAAGAGATACAACTCTACAAGAAAATATTAACAACGAAGAAAAAATAAGGCAACAAAACGATAAAATTTTAAATGATAAAATTTCTGTTGAAAATCGTGAGAGAATAAATGAAGATAGAATTTTAGGGGAAAGAATTGACGATTTAACACAATCAACAAATGATAATTTTGAAAACATTAAAAATGATTTTGATGAAAAATTAGAAAAAGAAAAACAAGAAAGAATCGCTGAAGATTTAAAACTTGAAAATAAAAAAATAAATATTACTCAAATTGGCAATACAGTTGCCCCCCTAGGAAAAGATAATTTAATTCCTCGTAATTTTTTACCTGAAACTTTATTTAAAAGTTTTAAATATTTTGAAAATATAATTGATAGAGATTCTTCTAGTCCGATTGATGATGATTGGTGCTATGTTAATGAAACAACTAAATTTTATGTATTTAAAGAAGATAATTGGAAACCAATTACACTTTTAGAGGTTATAGTTGATGCTATTAATATAACTTTTAATAATCAAGATACTATTTTTACTGGTTCTAATGTTCAAATAGTTATTCAAGAAATTTCAAATTTATTCAAAGAAAATAATTTAAATTTAGAAAATATTATTAAAGATATAGAAAAATTAAAAGAAGATTTAAAAAATGAAATCCAAGCAAGAAAAGATGAAGATAAAAAAATTATTGATGATTTGAAAATTGTTAAGTTGGATTTTGAAAATTATAAAAATGAAACAAATATAGTTACTAATGACTTAACAAGTTCTTTAGGTAATTTAGAAAATTTAAAATTAGATAAAACTGTTTTTGAAAATTATAAAAATGAAACAAATAAAGTTACTAACGACTTGACATCTACAATTGGAAATTTAGAAACTGATTTAAATCAAAAAATTTCTGAAAAAGTTGATGAGACTAAATTTGAAGCAACCTTAAAAAATTATGTTAAAGAAATCAAAATAAAAGATGATATTTTAACTACAGACAATTCTTTAATTGATTTAACTGATAAAATAAAATCATTTGTAACTGCTGTAACTTTAGAATTAGGCACAAGTGACCAAATTCAATTGTTATTAGACAAGTTAGAGGAACATATAAATTCAGATGAACCTCATAATATTATTAAAATCAAATTAGAGGAATTGCAAACAAATTTAATTAATTTTAAGGATTTATTATTGCAACAAATTACAACAGAAATTTCTGACCATAATAATTCTGAAACTGCACATTCTGATTTATTTAATAAACTAAAAGATGAAATAAATTTAATATTAGATGATTTGAAAACTGAATTATTAGAAGAAATTAATCAAATAAAATTAGATATTGTTGATATACAAACCGCTATTGAAACTATTAATCAAAAATTTGAAGATTTAGATGGTGTGGTAAGTGGTTCTATTGATGATATTGATATTAAAATTACAAATCACAATAATTCTGAAACAGCACATCCTTTTATACAAAATAAAATAACTAATTTAAATTCTAGAGTTGACAAATTAGAACCAAAAGCAATTTTTATAAGTCAAAATTCTATTCAAGATTTTATTGATAATAATCCTGAAGCAAATAAAATTCAATCTGGAAATTTAATTATTTTTAAAAATGCCGAAGAGCAAGTTGAAATTTATCAATTTTTTACAACTTCATCTATTGTGGAAACTAAAACTTCTGACGGTTGGGATAATATTGATAATTATGTACCACTGCAACAAGAAATAAAATTACAAAATGCTTCTACAACAGATATTGGTGTTGTTGGAATTGGAAATAATATAAATATAGATTCTAATGGTTTTATTTATTTGGATGATGCCTCTGAAACTGGAAAAGGTTTAGTTCAATTAGGAACTCTCGAAGAATTAGAAAAAAGTTCTACAACAAAAGTTTTTACTGGGAAAATTATTAAAGATTATTTTTTATCTAAAATACCAGTTTCTGCAACTAATGCCGATGTTGCGACTGGAACAGATAATGCAAAATATATAACTCCAGCAACTTTACCTATTAAATCGGTTACAACTGGAAATGGACTGACTTTAACAAATAACAATTTAAGTTTAACTAAACAATGGGTAACATCAAGTGAAGTTGCAAATCAGATAAATTCTTCTTTACCAAAAGCAACACAAACAATAGAAGGTGTCACAAGATTTGCTACTCAAGATGAATTAAATTCAGCAAATCCACCAGCGGTCGGTGTGAGTGCTAATGTGTTGAAAAAAATATTAAAAACTTCACCATACGGACTTATCAAACAAGCAGACAAGTGGTCTGGCACTATGGATAATTATGGTTTGGTTGCTATTGTTAGCGACCCTGCCGTATCTAATCCTGAAACAGAAAGTTGGGGTCCTTCTGCGGTTACGAATTTTAGTCAAACAAGAGAACTGATTAAATATTACCTACAAAATGCTGGTACTAGTAATTTTATACCAAATGCCACAACAACACAAAAAGGAATAGCACGAATTGCAACAGAG